CCCGAAGGGGCCGCTCTAGGTGGCGTCTTTGCCGCTTAACTCTGAGAGGTTCGAATGACTACTAAGACCACGACACGTGGCGTGCCAATCGCCTTCTCTTTGCTGAACTCCGCTGCCAACAATGGCGCCGGCTCGGATGTTACGACCTACATTCCGTTTTCCTTAACAAGAACGCGGACAGGTTATGGCAACCCGAAATGGAAAATGCAGATTAAGGCGAAGCAGAATGCTGCGACGGCTGGGCAGGCATTCGATGAATCGATTTCCTTAAGTAAAGGTAAAGCGTTTAAATACGTTACCTTGGGGACAACTAACCCCACGGGAAATCCGCCCTTGATGGACTATACGGTTGGAATTCTCGGGCAGGTAGCTTACCCGCTCGTTAGACCGCAAGTCGTCTTGATGGACACCTCAGAGGCCGAGGCGAAGGCTCTGGCGCAGTGTTACGAGGCAATACGTAACCAACGCTCCAACATGAACCTGGGGGTGACCCTGGGTGAAGCGCTAGAGTCACGTGAAGGGATAGTACTCGTTGCTAACAGGTTAGCAAGCATGTTCGGTGCGCACGTTAAACAACAGCAGAGAATGCTGATACGGCACATTGGCACGTTTGTGATTGGCCCAACCGGGTCTCCTGTGCGAGATCGTAGCGTCGTGAGACGTCTGCGGCCTGTTGAGAAGAAACTTTCTCAAGAGATACGAGATGCTTGGCTCGAATTTTCCCTAGGCATTCGTCCATTAGTCAAGGACATGAAGGACCTAGCGGAGACCCTGTCGCGGTTCAACACCGCCGACTTCGCTCACACGCGAATTAAGGGTTACGGTTCGAAGACACAGGTGTTATTGACCGATACGCAACCGGAGACCCTGAACGGGATCGACTACCTTCGTCATAGAAGGCGTGTCGCTACCAGCAAGGTTATCTATCGCGTTGGTCTCTTGCCTGATCCTGAGATTGCCGAATTTGGTTCGGCCCAGCGTCTGCACCAGCTTATGGGATTCAACTTCCAGAACTTTGTGCCGACGGTATGGAACTTACTCCCCTATAGTTGGGCAGTGGATACCGTGACCAACATAGGCAGCATCATGGCTGCCTGGGCTACGGACACGTCTCGCATAACATACATCGTTAAGTCGGTGGTGCATGAGACGGTTGAACACTGTTCGCTTACTGTACCTAGTAAGACTACTGTAGACGCGGCCGGGAGGCCAGCGTCGCAGACGGGAGATCTCGGTGGTTACCGCTACACGACTAAGGCCGTCTACCGCACTATCCCAAGTGCGTTGGAGGTGCCGCAGCTACGGCTGAACCTGCCGTCACTCGACGGTTTGGCGATACCCAACCTGCTGGCAGTCTTCACAGGCGGATCAGCCCCACGCGGCGCAAGAAAGCTGTTTGGGTAAACTTCAAGGCCTACGGGTCTATACAAGGAAAGACGGAATGAGCTTTGCTCCCGCATCGCCGGTCACCGGCGCGGCCATCACTGGCCTGACCTCTCCGACCTACACTCTCGCGGCCTCCCAGGCCCCGGGCGTGAACGGTAAACGTTACATCGTGAGCGCACTGGGCGGCACCCAGATCGGCGTCACCGCGCATTCCATTGCGTCACCCTTCCAGGTGACGTTCTGGGTGCCGACGTCGTTCAAGTCGATCGGGAAAACCAATCCGACGACGGGTCTGCTACCCTCCGTTCCGAAGAACGTCTGCAAGCGGATCATCCACAAGGGTGTGCTCCCGCTGGCAGGGCAACCGTACGCAATCGCTGTCGACGAGCGCAACTTCAGCACTCCGGCCGGTTCCGACGTCGCCGACCCCGCGAACTTGAAGGCGATGATGTCCTTCGGTTGCGGCCTGGACTGGGCTAACGCCCAGGGTTACATCGACACGCTCATCACGGGCACGATGTAGTCCCAGGTCGCCGGTGCTGGGAAGCACTGCGATGAAACCCACGCGCCGCGAAAGCGGCCGGTATGCAAACATACCGTAATCTCTATTTCCTCAACTATTGGAGAAATTGATGAAGATCTGCTTGATTTACAACACCAAGCGCGGCCCGGTAGACACTGGGGTCCACCTGCATGTCGACTACCATATCGACTTGGCTTACCGACTCGTTCAGAGCGGAATGCTTGGCCTCACAGCCAAGAAGCATTGGAGCTTCGCGCTCCTGGAAGCCGGCAGGGCGGTATCTTCCATCCCGATGTACAAACCCCACCAAGTGAAGGAGGGGTTGACGCAATGGTTCCCGCGCATTCCTGAGAAGGAGGTGCGCGGATCGTTTCGCGTCGTGTACGGCATCCTTTCCGAGATGAGGTCCGTTGGAAACTCTGAGAATCTGAGAAAGATCCTCAAGGAGACTGACGAACCCGAGCTGCCTGAGGTCGGCAGCGAACCTTCGCCGGATGGCGATCTCACGCGTCTCTTCACCGAGGCGTATGAGGCTTGGGAAGCGCGGGCAGACGGTACGCCTGCGCCGGAGATCATCCACTTCCCTGATGGGACGAAGCAGCTGGTGGTGCAGTGGGGTCAAGTCGACCCGCTCGTGTCACAATCGGCTGTGGAGCTGCCTGTCGTAGTGGGCGTCTGCGATGAGCCCTCGGATTGCACCCAGCATTCCGTGATCGATCCTATTCAGGAAGCACAAGAGAGCGCCGAACTTTGCCGCTTTATTGTGTACGGCGCGCAGGAGAGCGCCGAGTCAGACGTGGGTTAACGGTGATGCTCCGGGACACACTGACTCCGGAGAAACTCGCTGAACTCCTTGCTGCAGACTTAGGACCCGTAGACGGACCAATGTTCACCTCGGACATGTCCGTTGAAGATGCCGATCGACTCGCAATGAGTCGGTCATTCCTGAAGAAATTCAGGGGCGTCGTCGCGCCAGATGCTAAGCAGAAAGCTATTGACGGCTTCATCGCCGACAACGAGCGCTGCCGCACGTTCGTTCTCGAGCCTAGGCTCTTGTTTGACGAACAGATAATCGGGGAAGTTATTTCGTTCCTCGACTCTTGGCTGCTTGACGACGATGGCGCACCGGCTACACTGGCCCGACTCACCGAGTCGGCGCGTACAGGGCCGGGGGTATCGGTAGGCGTGGACATTGCCACGTTCTATGCGAAGTTGTTCGACAGCCCGCTGTCTAGATGCAACCCTATGCTGCATGCGCTCTACTGCGCATCGATCAAAGCGAACCCTACCTGGGCTCGGGCAGAAATCGCTCGGGAAAACCAACATGGGTCGATGGTCGTTGAGGGGTCGAAACTAGGTACTGTGCGCAAGCAGTACGATATTGACCGCACTATTTGCTCCGAACCTGTGCTGGAGATGTTTTTCCAGCTTGGGATTGGCGGCTACATTGAGGACCGCATGGAAGTGTGGCTCGGGATCAACCTGAGCACGCAGCCTGTGAAGAATCAGTGGCTGGCTAGACAGGGGTCGTTGGATGGCTCAATTGCCACAATCGACCTGAAGTCGGCGTCAAATAGCATCTCTCTAGGGCTTACCGACTCGACGCTTCCAAGGTGGTTCAACACTTGGCTGCGTAGGACTAGGAGCCCCAAGACACGCCTGCCCAACGGCGAGTACTTGGAGATGTACATGGTTGCGAGTATGGGGAATGGGTATTGCTTCCCCCTCCAAACCATGTTCTTTGCGGCCGTGGTATGCGCCTGTTATAGAATGCTGGGCTTGGATCCCTACTTTGGGACTGCCCGTAAAGACGCATTCTTGTCGCCGCTCCATCAACGCCGCGACCGCTTTGGGAAACCGAAGCGGATCAACGCCGGCGTGTTTGGAGATGATATTGCGGTGTGCCGTGAGGCTTACCCGCTTGTCTGCAGAGCGCTCGCTCTGTTCGGCTTCATTGTGAACGAGGAGAAATCCTTTTCCACAGGCCCGTTCCGCGAGAGTTGCGGTCACGACTACTTTAACGGAGTGAATATCCGTGGGGTCTACTTGAAGGACCTCGACCGCGATTCTGACTGCTATAGCCTGATTAACAGACTCATTAAGTGGGAAACCAAGACAGGACTGAGGCTCGAAGCCCTAATCAATGCCGTTTTCAGGGAGGTGTCCGAAGTACTCTGGATACCTTACCGGGATGGTGACGATGAAGGAATCAAAGCCCCAAGATCGACGGTTGGAAAACCTACGTACTCGGTTACGGGAGCTCGCGTGTATTTTGCGCTTGCTCACGAGCTGGTTACGCTGTCTATACCTGCTGATGAAGACAGTGACTCGTTACCTGGGATAGGTAACTACCGTTTCAGCTACAACGCTGACGGTCTCGTTGTGTCGCTTGTCGCTGGCTATCTACGCGCTGGACGCATCTCGTTACGAGACGGGACTGATTACGATGGGAATCGTAATGTGCGTTCTAAAGTCCGGAAGCGCTCCGTCCCAAACTGGGACTGGGTGCCAGAGGC